TAACAGCGCCAAGTAGCGTGGCCGATCCAGTTCCCGTAACTGCGGTAGTCTCTCTGACACGATCATTTAAAATTAATGCCATGACTTATCTTCCCATTTTTCTTTAGACCACGCATATCCTTTGTGGGACTTACGAGTTCCGTTAATGCATTTTATAATGTTAGCGTGTTGAAAACCAGCTTCTTTTAAGGCTTTTTCACCGACCAATCGGATTACTTCACCAGTCTTAATATTAGTGCCAACCCAGACCCATTTGCGTTGGTATGTATTTCCTGCAGCGTAGGTGTTGCCTTTAAAAATAACGCTGGCAGTTGCTTTTTGTTTAGCTGAAGCAGGTCTACCTACATTGTACTTATTACCTTTATGAGTTTGACGAATTTTTTCTTTAAATTCTTCTGAATGTTTTAATCCAGACGATATACCTTTATTCCAAGGAATAGAACCTAATTTAGCTAGTCTATTTTTTTCTATTTGCTCTTGGGTATGTTTATATCCAGAAGTGCCTTCACCACCCTCTGTTAAATTGGCTAGGTCATAACCCATATCTTTAAAACAAGATATAAGCAACATTTCATGGTCAAGAGCCTCGGCTTCTGTTTTCCAATGGGCTAATATTTGTACAGTCGGTTGGCCATACTTTATGACAAATTTTTTCCATTTATCATTTCTGTATTTTAATTGATGTGCACGCTTCCCTTGACCTTTACCTATGTAGAATAAACGGCCTTGCGGGGTAGCGTGACTATAAGTATAAAACACAAAAATGCCTTATAAATCAAGGGCTAAGAAGTGGCCGTAGTACTGTAGGTACAAGAAATCGTATCACCAGATGTCGTTGTTTTTGCTACGCTAAAGTTTCCTTCAGAATACAAAGTTCCACCAGTATTACTCTGTGTGCTTGATGCACCAGAACCCAATACCAAGAAGCAACCATAAACAGTACCGCCAGCACCAGTAATGGTGTAAGTAATTGCAGATGCAGTTGAAGAGGTTACGTTTGACGGTGTAGCACCAGTAGAAGTAGAAGAAGCAAACACGGCTGTACCACGCACTGCAGAACCGCCAACAGTGTAAGCAGTAAATTCTTTGCTAGGCACAATAGTGCTCATTACATCTGTTGCAGCTGGAGTCAATGAAGCATTAGTCAAACCAAGGTAAGGACCAGTAACACTGTAAGAGCTACCTTTTAATAAGGTATCGAGCATTAACTGTTTGCCTACGGCTACGACTAGGTTAGGAAACTCTTCAGTCCACTTAAGGTTACCTTGAGCATCACGGCACTCAACGTGCCAATAACCTTCAATACCCATAGTTTCGTTTGTGCCAGCATTGGCTTGTAATGTTGCTACAGCGCTATCGCCACAGCTTCCAATTTCTTTATGCATAATTAATCTCCAGAACTTACTACATTAGCAGCCGTATAGCTACTGATTGTCAAAATAGCAGACGAATAAGTCGCTGCTGGGAACTGCACTGTAAAGCTACTGTTGCACGTCTTATCTGAACCAAAATTCAGGACAAAACAAGCTGCTTTTGTTATGTAATTGTAGACCAAAGCACCTCTACAAGTAAACGATGCTGGACTCCAAACAGCGTTAGCAAAAGACACATAAGTGGTGTTGTATTGCTGGTTAATTGTGGGAGCCGTTGAAATAACCAAAGGAATACCACCAGCCGTATAACCATTTCCAGTTACTTCGTTCACACTGGTGTAAGCAGCAGTCGTAGGGTTTAAATTGGCATTGGCGTTATACAGGGCAATGTAATAAGTACCAGTTGTAAAGTTCTCATTACCGTTTAACAGGTTCTGAGAAAATACGTTACAAGATCCTTGAACGATCATTGTTTCACCATAATACGAGCTTGACCGTTACGATAAGCATCACCACGTTCAAGACCAGTTCCAAGACGATTAAGCTGGGCTAATGCTTCTTGATACATTTTTTCATAATAAGCAACCATGTCTTGTTCGCCCTTCATAAAAATCATAGCTTCACGCATAGCGCCATAGAACAATACTGGGTCATAGTTATCACCTAACCAGCTTTGACCTGTTGAATTAGATATAGAAGCTACTGTAACCGAAAAACCGCTACCAGTAGACCCCAAAGAAGAACAAGACAATATATCGCCAGCAATATAAAAATTACCGCCAAACTTAAGGCTACAGGAGACCACTGCACCTGAGGCAACAAGGATATCAGCAGTTGCATTAGCACCTGAACCTCCTGTTAAAGAAACATTTTGATATATACCATTGGTATATAAAGAGCCAGCCGTAATAGTACCTAATGTAGCAATTTGACCTTGCACAATGGTTGGTGGGTAGTAAAAATAATGCATTTCTACTGTGTAATTAGCATCTGGGGTAGGAGCAACCATAAAGGTTAACTCATCAATATTAGCCCCGTTATACCCGTTTTGAGATCCAAACAAAGCATAATATTGTGGCAATCCTCCTGGCGTACCTTGGTATGTTCCGCTGGTTAACACAGTTGCTGGATAGGCTTCACGCAAATAGTTCACATCTTTATTAAGTAAAAAATGATAGTTGTTTGAACTATCAATAACTGCAAAAGAAAACGTAGATAAGTAGTCATTTGGAAGCGCTACATACTGATTACCAGCTGTTAAGGTCCCTGTTACGTTTTTACGCAACGATGGTAATTGAACTGAGTTATATATACGCTCTTCAGCCTCCTGTACAAAGACTGGAATATTTGCCACGAACAGCTGTTCGGTGTTCTCAGCGTAAGACTGGATATTGTTATATAACTGTTCGTAATTCATAGGGTTAACCCTTAAGCCATCGGACCTCTAGACATACGACCTTTAGTAGCTGCACCAGCTCCACGCATTTCAATGCCAGACGTTTTTGGTTCTTTAGATTGACCATAGCTCATGCCATTTGGAATAGGATCACGCAAATTAACGTCTTTGGCAGCTTTAGTAGTTGCGTAAGGAATAGCATCTTCCATCGCTTGAAAACTTTCTACTGTGTATTTTTTACCAGACATAGTGTGCGGAGCAGCATAGTCAGATGCTGGTTTGTCATTTTTAGCATGACCAGTGCGAACAGCTGGGCTGTTCTTTTTGGTTGCTTTTACCGATTTATCATATGCCATATTAACGACCTCTTGAAGAAGATTTTTGGTTCATGGCACGAGCCATGTTGCGACCTACAGCTTTCATTGCTTTACCTGTCACGCCACCTTTAGCCATTTTAGTAGGCTTCATACCTGGGTGCATATGATGTTCATGTTTATGCACTTCTTTTTTTGCTTCTTTATCTGCAATCTTAGTTACTTGCTTTTTGTCCATTTTAAACTCCTAAGTTGTTGTAATGGTTACTGTACCGATTGTTATAACAGGAAGCAAGGAATTTGGCGTTAAATAACTATCAAAATAACTTGCTCCACCTACGGGATTCCAACCCCACTGAATCTGCCTACTACCATCGCTTGGATAACCTAAATTATCCACGTTAAACGCATTTGGATCATAAGGATTTGTCATCAATCCTGATGTTCCACCAGCGTAATAACTGACATCTGGGCGTGGCTCCCGTACAGCTTGCGGATCATTAACAGGGTAAAGTCCAAGACTTAACTGTGGTTGATCTGGATCCCAACACTCAGGACATACTTTGATATTAAAAAGTTTGGTTTTAATAACCTCTTTTTTCAATTCTTTGAGCATATATCTAAAGCCACAACGATCACATTGTGCAATTGCCCATTTACCAGAGGCGTATTTGTTTGGCATTAGACGAACCTACCTTTTGTGTGACCTTTTCTTTCTATGCCATGACCTCGAATAACTCCCCCTTTTTTACGGTTTAGGGGGCTATCAGGGTTAAATGGATTATTTGAACCTGGAACATAGCCAACACCGCCACCGCCTTTTGGAGAGCTTCCTTTAGAAGTTTTGTCGTAATAACCCATGTCTTTTAATCTTTCAGCATAGGTGCGTGGGCGTTCTGCTTCTTCTTTTGCTCTGGTTTCTTCTAACATTTTGCTTATTTCAGCACGAGCACGTTCAGCCTTTTCTTTTTCCAAGGTTTTATCAAATTCGCTTGGACCACGTTTTTGGTTAGGTTCGTACTTTTCACTACCCTCACCATTTAGTGGCTGTGCTGGACTTACTGGCTTAACCATTATCTACTGTGACCTCCGTAGAAAGACATACGAGGAACAAATCTAATAGCCGCTTTTTCTCTGTCTTCTTGGGAAGCTAAATCCCATTGCTCCATATACTCAGCTTTGAGCATTGGTATGCGGTTAGGATCTACGCCAGGAATCTTGGATGACAAATAAAAAGCTAAACCAGCAACCATACATGGGATAAATCGGAATGGAATGTCATTGGTATTAATACCAGTGCCAGCATCCTGAATCCTACGCATACGCCAGTAAACAAATGTGTATTGGCTGCCTGGAGAGTTTGGGGTGGGCCAGACGTTAATACAAGGCAGATTAACCACGCTAATAGGTGCTCCAGTCGCATGAGCAGCTGGGGTAGTACCATTCTGACCACGATAGCAATTTAACAGCTGTGGGGCTGTTGTAGATACATTTGGGTAGTAAATAATCTCATTGTCTATTTGAATGTAGCCAGTAGCTGCTAAACCTGTCATATCGGACTGACTTAACTGAATAGTAGTGTCGGTAGCACTAATACCAGTTGTAGAACCATTACCGTATAAGGTGTAAGCGGTAGGGTTGTTTTGTCCAGATTGACGGTTAATCCATACTTGAATAGGTCTTCCTTGAGCCAATTTATTAGGCAAAGTCGAGTAGGTGTCCTCGGAAATGCGACTAATATTAATATCTATCTGGTTTTGCAAAGTACCAGTTCGGATAACTTGGCTTAGAAGATCAATGGTATCTATTGGCAAAGGATATGTAATCTGCCCAGTAACCATAGGAATTTGACCTTCTTGGATAGTCCACAGGTTAATTCCACGGTTTGCCCATTCGACTGTTAACAGGTTTAAAGACCGTCTGGCTGTCCTAAAATCATAACCAGTTCTAAGTTCGACACCGCACCTCTCAAACGCCTCTTCAATGAGGTCGTTCATGTTTAGGTCAAATACGGATGTCCCTGAAGTAGCCATTATTTATGCTTAAAGCCTTTAAGAGTTTCTGCTAAACGAGCACGTTGACCTAGCTTGCCAGGTTTTTTAGCAGCAGCAGCCAGTTTTTTCTCAGGAATAGTATGTCCTTCTTTTACTCCCAAAGCCTTACGCAACGCACCAGCTTTTTTGATAGCGTGTTGAATCCATTTTTCTGCCATGATTAACTCGCAACATTTTGTTCTGGATCAACGGGAGCAGTAACTTCAACGGTTGCAGATGCTGGTTCTTCAACATTGATAGTTACGCTGGCTGGTGCTTCTACAGGAGCAGCTTCAACAGCAGGAGATGCTTCAGCTACGGGAGCAACTTGTACAGGTTCTGATGCTGGAACTAAAGAAGCAGCAAAAGATGTTACCACTGGGGAATTTGAGAATCCCAAAGCTACTTTTTCACTTGCCAAATACGCAGCAAATTCGTTTAACAATTTGTGCTCTTCACCTTCCACTGCATGACCAGCACTCTTGACGTAATTTATAACTCGATCAAATAAATTCATTTTTTCTTCCTTGCAGCTCTCATGTTATCGACTAAATTAGGATAA